CGTTAGGGTCAGTAGGTACTTTTCCTTTGCGTAATTCAAAGTGTAAGTGAGGACCGCGAACGTTGCCTGTGGAACCAGATTTACCAATTAAATCTCCAACTTTAATTTCTTGACCAGAACGAACTGACTTTAAGTTTAAGTGACCGTAAATAGATGAGTATCCATCTCCATGGTCTACTTCTACTGCAATACCTAAATCTCTACTTAAGTTTCTAGTTACTACTTTTCCAGGAAAACGAGCATAGACAGGCGTACCAGTTGGCATAGGGGTGTCTTGACCTGTGTGATAGTTCAGAGCTCCAACCATGGTTAATGACGAGTCTTTTGCGCCAAACCCAGCTCCCATTTGTTTAGAGAGAGAAGTTGAACCCATTGAAGCAGCTAAAGCACCATAAGCCATAGGTTGAGAGCCAGAATTAAATGTAAATGCGTTTACTTGGGAACCCGCTGAAGAAGAGAACCCAGTTGTTGGTCCACCCATTATAAATCCTGCACCTGCAGCTAACGCTGTAATCGCTGCAGAACTGACATTGCCAATACCAGGTATAGCATTTATCAGCGCTGTTGCACCGAACGCAGTTGCTCCCCATTTGGCTGCATTTCCAGCACGACTTCTTAAGCTACCTTTTTCTGAATCTCCTTTTATTTTGTCACCAGCATAGCCTCCCGCCATCGCAACAACTCCTGCAACAGTTGCACCTTTAGCAACTTTAGCTAACGTAGCTAATCTAGCTGCTCTAGCTGTTGCTGCTGCAGTTGCAGCAGATGCAGCAGTAGCTGCTGTAGTAGCAGTAGCAGCAGTTCCTGTAGCGGCAGCTGCTGTAGTGGCTGCTGTAGTAGCGGTAGCAGCAGTAGCCGCTGAAGTAGTTGCGGCTGCACCACCAGCTTTTGCAGCAGTAAGGGCAGCCTTAGCTGCAGATGCTGCCTTCCATGCTCCAAGTCCTGTGAGTACGCTTGTAACCGTACCCGTTCAGCCACTGCCTGATTTTGTTCCATTGAAGGTTTGCAGTGCGCCCTTCATTTGCAAGATTAATTCAGGTGTCTGTTCTAAAGCTTTATTTAGTTTCTCTAAAGCCCCTGCTGCAGTTTCCGCTCCTTTTAACAGGCCTTTTTCGGAATCTTGAGTAAGACTTTCTTCTGAGTCATTAATCCTGTAGAAAGGATTAAGAGGATTATCAGATGTTTTCATATCTTTTAATTCGCCACTTTTTCCTGAAGCGATTTGTCCCATTGAAGCTTTTATTAAAGTTGCTGTTTCACCTGTAATACCCATAGTAGATAGTTGGTAATCAAGGTTCATACCCATAGAGTCTCTTGCAAATTGTTCTGCACCAATTTTAGTTACATCTTTTCCAGCATAAAAGACGTTTTTCATAAGGTCTTTTGCTATAGCGCCAGGTGTGCGCAAGTTACCTTTTGTGTCGTACTGGTTAATACCGTACTGGTAGAGCTGAGCTCCCATACTTCCTGTAGACAACGCTCCAATTGCAGATGAAGCAGCTGCGTTGTCCATATTCAATGCTTTTGCTGCTGCGCTGGTTTGTTCCAAGCCCATCTTCATGTTTGAACTACCAGGCATAAAGCTGTAGTTAGTAAATGTACCAAAAGCTTCGGCAGTACCCATAGGGCCTGTGATGCCGCCCTTCATGGCTGCCATTGTGCTTAATTGGTTTTGAGTTCTATTACTTCCACCAAACATAGCTGAAGAACCGTAAAAAGAACCAGCTCGTTGTGCTACTGCTCCAACGTCTGGAAGCATACTTGAGAACCCACCAACAATAGCCGTTGCTATCTGAGCTCCTGCAGCCATCTTACCGAATGAGGCTTGTCGTATACCGACGTCTAGGTACGCACTGTTTATTCTTTCGGAAGTGCTTTCGTAGTTTGCTTGCTGCGCATTTGACGCAGGCTTAGCTGCTGCCATCGGTGTTTGGTTTGAAAACTTTGGCGCACCATTTATAGCTGTTTTTCCAAATACAGGCGTTCCTTGCCCATTACCAAACTGACCGCTTTTGGAAAGAACCGCATTGACGTCCCCAAATGCTGATGGTCCAAGTCCTTTAATCTTTTTTAAGACGTCATAGACACCAGAGAGCTCTTTTTTAAGGGAGGTGACAGAGGAGGTAAGCGTTTTCACATTACCCATAAAGTTAAATGCCACTACTTGTCCTTTCTGCCTTTGCCTTGGCTAGTTCTAGCCAATTTTTTCTCTCTCTTACTGACATATCTTTTATATCAGATAGTGTCCATCCTTCATGATTTGCACTTATTGCTGCCCACTGTGAGAACAGTTCTAAGTACGAGGTATAACTACAAGCGAAACAAGGTTCCCAAATTAATGGATACCGTTACCTCGCCTTCACACTCAGGGCACGTAACTTGTAGGTCAGTAAACTGAGGTCCAGGTACTCGCTTATTAATCTCTTTAACGATGTTCTTTCTGTCTACCATTCCAAGGTTTTGCACTTGTAATGGGCTATAGACAGGGTTGTCGTTAATCTTTAGTACGCAGTGTTCAAGCAAAACGGTTGTTTGTTCTGCCTCTGTTTTTTCAGCGTTTTTAATTAAAGCCTTTTGTGTAGCACCATCAGGTAGAGAGATTGTAAAAACATCTTTCTTTCCTTTTACAGTAAAAACACGGTCATTAATTGGGTCTGTTAAAATTTTAACTTTTACATCTTCGTTCAAATCTACAGTAACAATCTTGTAGTCTTCGCACTTATCGCAGTAAGAAGGTATTTCAATATCTACTCCAAAAGTTGCTTTGATAATTCCAAGTAGAAGAGCATCTAAGTCTCCTGCTAGCAATTGGTCTAAAACAGCTTCTTCGGCTTTGATACTTCCAACAGAAACCGTTCCACGTTGAATTATTGCTGATAGAGCTTTTCCTACAGTTGTTGCTTTAGCAATTGCCTCTTCATCGCGTCCGTTTAGCTCTCGCACCTCTGCGGTACGGAGGAGCTCCCCAGCGGATGTTATGTATCCGCCAGGAAGTTCCACCGTAGTATCCACAGGAGATTTAATTTGCGGATTGAAACTGTCTTCAATCTGCTCATTCATGACTTGGTTTATGAGATTGTTAGCCATTGCGGGATTAGCCGCTGCATTGATTGTTTTCGTTGTCATTTTATTCCTTTGTTAGATTGTTGTAATTAATTGACGAGCTGTACTCTTCCGCCACCGCCACCGACAAGCTGGGAAGTAGCTGGTGTTCCAGCCAAACCAAAATCAGTTGGTGCACTGCTTTCAAGGTCAGTTGCAAAGTTAACGTCAAAACCTTCGTGTACGAGTGTCATCTGTTCTACGAACAGAGCGTTATCTCCTGCATTTAGGTCTGAGTAAGCAACTGAGGTAGGCCAGCAGTTATACACCTTAAAGCGCATAGCTACGTGGTCTGTTGGTAGGGTGGTATCGCCACTTCCTTCGGTTCCAACGCCTGGGATTGGGTGAGACAGAACTGCGATTTCTAGGTCGCAACGGAAGTTTTCTTTAACTCCACGTGAACCTGCACCACCTTGAACTGTGGCAAACAGCTCTCGCATCCAATTCCAGTTTTTGGCAGTTCCAAGAATCATTCCACGCTGTAGAGTGATAGGAGCAAAGGTTGTTTGCCCTGGAATTTGGTGAACAGTAGTGTTGTAACCGCCTTCACGGTAAGGAATAGAGTCTGTTGTTACAGCCATTCCCGATACAGATGTAAAACCCATAACAGCAGTGGTTTCAGCTAACGCTTTAGTTGCGGCGCTTGCGCCAGTCTGTTGTTTAAACGTAACCAAAAACCTAAAGTTACGTAATGGGTCTGTCAATAGGCTTGAGCGATTGTTAGTTATGGTAGCCATAATTTATTATCTCCTTGGTTAGTTCAGCGTCTTTTGGCTGAGGTCAATGACGATGAACTCTGCAGGGTACTGCAGTGCAACGCCAACTTCAATGTGGACTTCACCTTGAGCGATTAGGTTTGCAGGGTTGTTTTCTGCGTCGCACTTGATGAAGTAAGCTTGTGCAGGTCCTCCACGAAGACCTCCTTGATTGCGGTACTCATTAAGGAATGAATCAATGACACCGTTGATTTGTGACCATAGGCGCTCATCATTGTTTTCAAAGATTGCAAACTCAGTTAGAGCCTTTAGACGTGCTTTGATGTAAATCAAAGAACGACGCATATTTACATAACGGTTTGCAGTTCCATCTTGTAGCAGAGTGCGAGCACCCATAACTACAATTCCTGCGCCAGGAATCTGACGCAGAGGATTAATTGGTGCAACTGAGCCTGTTCCTGTTGCTGGCAAGCCAACGTTCATTCGGTCTAGCTCAGCTGTTGTGAATACGCGCTCAAGAGCAACCATTCCAGCAACTGGGCTTCGTAGACCAGCAGGTGCTTTAAACACGCCGATGCTTGCATCTGTTGCTAGGTATCTTCCTACAACTGCTCCTGAAGGACCTACCAAACGAAGTGCGCCGTTTCCACGACCAACTGGGTCTGCGATGTAAGCGTGTGGGTAGTACATAGCAGTTGAGCTCTTGCCACTGAGTGCTTGAGCTACAGCGATTGCAGCATCCACAGTTAGGCCAGCAGCTGTTTCTGCAACGTAAAAGCCGTTGTTAGCTTCAGCCCATGCTGATGCTGCGGCTGTAACTGTTGCGGTAGAGGTTGGAACTACATCGTAGATGTTTGGTGTAAAGATAACTAGAGGACGATTTACGAAGTTGAACTCGTTCCAAACGGCAGTTGATGTTGCAGCATAAGAGGTGTAGTCAGATGCAACCACTGTTGCACCATCTCCACCATTTACTGGTGAGCCGCCAACTGTAAGTGGGTAGATACCTGAAGCAGGTACACCAGCAGCATTGTTGGCAATAGTGATGTACGCAGAAGTATTGTTAATTACATTGTTTGCGTAATCTGAGCTGGTTGAAAATGATGGGTCAAAAATAACGTTCTCATAACGCTCAAGAAGAATATCGTTAGCAGTGTTTGAAGCAGTTCCTGACACAGTCTCTCTAGTAAGAGTTAGCGTGTAAGTACCAGCAACAGTTCCAGCTTCAACTTGTATACGAAGGTTAGTTCCGTCTGAGCCACGGTTCCTAGCTGTAGCAGTAAAAACAGCTACTGAACCAGCAGTAGATACTGTCACTGCAGCGCTAGATGCGTTTGATGAGAGAATACGCTTTACGTATAACTCACGACCACCATTGGCGAAGAATTGAGCAACTCCAAAAGTAGATGGGTATGCGTTGTTGTATCCTCCAAAATACTTGGTAAATTCATACCAAGAATTAACAAGAGTTACAATTTCTGGACCTTGAGCAAATGGTGCAGCAATTGCACCTGCAGCGTTAGCTTCAGCTCCAGTTCCAATTGGTGCGGGTAGTAGGCGCTCACTAATGTAAACACCTGGACGGCTATAAGCCATTGTTTTCTCCTAACTAGTTGGGTAGGGGTTCCGTGTTATTACGAATTAGTCCATGGATAAGCGGCATCAAACGGAGATGTAGTTTGTCCTTGAACAAACTCTCCAGTTGTGCCAGTGCCGATAACCTGCAACGTTTTATACACTTTTGTATAGGTTTGTGAGGCAATCTCGGATGAGACTCTCACTGTAAAAGCGTTCATAAATAAACGCTTTCCTTGCTCTGTAACGTCTCGCTTTGAGACATCCAGAAGGTCTAGACGACGGACTGTTCCATCATCTGGCTCCAATACAGCAAACCGCATTGGAATTTTATTTGTGAGCATTTGCGCCAAGATTTGACGGTCGTGTCGCGGTTGACGAGAGTAGGTAGTCACTTGGTAATCAATATTTACAGGAATAGGGTAGTGAATGTACCAATCGTTCTCGTCCGCATCGTACGTTCCAGTTCCTGACGGAGAACTCGTTGGGTTTGGCAAGTAGTCTGGTTTTACTAGTCCACGATGAGCACGTGCAGGGTCTTCTGCGATGTCAATCATGTCAATTGTGACATAAGGATATGATTGCTCACGGATTTCTTGGTCAGGTTGCCCAAAATAAACTTTTACACTGCGGGAGGTATTGTCATTAGTTGACTTTTGGTCAACTACGGTCATACCCAAAAGAAGATTACGCAAAGCTTCGTCTTCTGAAAGAAGAAAGGTCATAGTTCGCCTCCCATGTGCTTTAGCATTCTACCTACAAGGAACTCTTCAGCTTCAGAGGTGTTGTTAGAAAAACGTCGCATAGCTGCGGTAGGACGGCTATTTTGGGTGCCGTATTCCAAGTCATTAATCTGCTTGGTGTGCTTTTTATTAGCGGAAATTTTAAATTCACCTTCGTGGTAATGGACCTTCATACCCTTAACGATATGGTCAGGCCAGCCAGCTGCGGTAGCTTCATTACGGAGGTGTGAGGAGAGATACTTAGCAGTTTCGTGACTGCTCTTATCTAGCGATGTATGAGCGTGGGTGTCAGCCATTGTGTACCTTTTTTTTGGTAAGGCAAAGCAACATGGATAAACCCCTTATACAACGCAAGCAGTTGGGACTGCACAGGCCCGCAGCGGGTTACTGATAAACCTATGATAAAGAAGAAAGGCCCCTTTCGGGGCCTAACTACTTACTTCTTTTTAATCTTTTTAACTAGGGCCTTATCCATCTTTGTATCGTCTTCTTGAGACTTAGGTTTACGATGTTTCTTGTCCATTTTTTCAAACTTGGCTTTTTCCTCTTTACTAAGACCTTTAGTGGTCTTAGCGTCCTGCTTTTTGTCAGAGGCTTTTGTGTACTTTGACATTACTTCCCCTTTGGCTTTGGTTTGGACTTTTTGCTGCTATCTTTTTTAGCAAACTTCTTGTTTGCTGCAGCAAGGGTCTTCATGCCGTGCTTATCTTTTGGCTTAGCGCAGCCACAGGTGGCGCACATTACTTCTTCTTCTTCTTGCGAAGGGCAGCGAAGTCAGAGCCTTCTAGCTTGCCGTCTTTGTCTGCATCAAGCTTCTTCTGCTTTGGTGACATCCCTTTAGAAGCCGCTTTCTTAGCAGTCTTCTTTGGGCCTTTGCCAAAACCTGGCTCGCCCTTTTTCTTACCACATCCACATGCTGCACACATTTACTTGCTCACTTTCTTTTTAGGTTTAGCGATTTTTTTCTTACCAGAACCTTCAGGAACACAGTTTGGCACTTTCTTACCGTTCTTCATCTTCATGCCTACTTGAACATAGCCATCCCAACAAGGTCCTTTAGCCATTTGTCTTATGCCAATCTTTAGTTGCTTTAACGCCTTGCTTAATTGTTTTAGCGCCAGCCTTCTTTGTCAGGTTAATCTTGTCGTAAGTGCCTTTGTCACGGTTGGTATGGTCAACAATGACCTCACCTTTTTTGTTCTTAGAAATCTTATGCGTTTCCCGTGCAGGCTTGCCTGGGACCTTGATAGCCAAAGTTACTGGCTTTTCAACCTTAGCTTGGGTCTTTTTTGCCGCAGCCACAGTTGCCACATTTACATTCTGGTCTCATTCGTCTTCCTCTTCTTCGTCGTCTTCAAAGTCAAAGTCCTCATCAAACAGGTCTTCATCTAGCTCAGGCTCAAAATCTTCAAAGTCAACATCCTCAATGATGTCATCTTCAAACTCTGACATTATGCTGGTCCAATCGTTGTAATCGTTCCTGAAGAGCCTCTGTACTTCAGAGCTCCAGCTTCTACATACAAAATTCCTCCACCTGTCATATTGGCAGTAGGTGCAGTCGTATTAGTAAGGTTTACTTTTCCAGTAAAGGTTGGAGATGCAATAGGTGCTTTTAAAATAGTTTGCGCATCTAAATAATCAAGTGCAGTATTTAGTTTTACATCCCAGTTAAGCTCTCCATCAACAGGTTTATTTAACGGCATAATTATTACCTTCCATATCCATAGCTACCATAAAGTCCAACACCATAACCGAGTACACCATTTCCAGAACCAACGCTTGGTGAGGCGTAGCTTTGGAACTGTGGGTCATTGACAAGCTCTTCGGCGTTAACCTGGTTGCAGTCAATGGTGACTACAGAATAGCGCTCTTTATACCGTCCACGTGGCATAACCCGTGTAGGAACAAATACTTTTTGTTGGAATGCAATTCTATCTTTAATGTGGGTCGTTGGGTTTGTAATCATATCTGGAAGAAGTATGTTTACATCAGAAACCGACACAACAAGGCGCAGAGTATCTGTGACGTAGAAGCCTCGTTCGTTCATAACGTTTGTAGAGCGCATCTGTTGAGCCATAATTACAGGCAGTTCAAATGGGTTCTTCCAACGACGTCCTTCTCCAGGAGTGGTACTTGAGACATCGTAGATGTCATCAACAACTAGGTTTGGATTTGCATCTAAGTAGTCTTGGTCCCATACCCACCAGGATACGGTGGTACCAACAGGGTCACGAAGGTCATCAACCATGCCCTCATCCATTGACTTACTTTCAAAGTCAATTTTAAAACGCCCCTGTACTTTGTTACCACGCATACGAGGATTATCTCTTAAAGAAGAGTAGAAAGTGGGCTAAGCTTCTGGGGTCTCAAAAGGGTAATGAGTGCCAGGAACAACGCTCTCTGGTTCGTTTGTTACATCTATAGTCAATGGCTCACTTAACAAGATTGCAGCTAAGCGCTCATCTGTGTGAAGGATGTCTTGAATAACTCCGTCAATAACAAAAGCAACTTTTTTTGGGGGAAGTGGACGGTTTGGGTCAAATGGTTCCATTACTTTGTTTCCTCTTCTGATTGGTCTTCTGTGTAGCTAATCTCTACAGCGGCCCACTTGTCTAGTGGACAAAATGCATTTGGAAGTTTTACTTTTGACTGCATAAAGCAGCCACATTCTTTACACTGACCTGTTAGTTTTATTAACTTAGGGCAAGCAGAACAGATTTCGTACCGTTCTTCTGCAACAGTTGTTTGAACTCTTCCAAGGTTTTTATTGAATAAATCCCAAGGACGTGCATTACGTGGTTTGTTGCTCATTGTGCTCCTATTATGATACCGAGAAGTTGTCTACCCCTGCTCCAAGGGCTAGTGTGCTAGTGCCTAAAAATACACCGTAATTTCCAACAGGAGTACCTGTACCTGTTGTGGTGTAAATCTGAGTACCGCTTGAGTTGTAAGCATATACTGTCCAAGAACCAGCCGCACTTACTACCGCTGTAATCTTTGTAGGGGTAGACCCAAGTAGCCCACCTGTTGTTCCACCAGTAATAATTCTGTCACCAGTAGCGGTAGCTGTTGGTGTAACTGGTTGTCCTCCTCCAAGAGTAGTTCTGTCGGAGGTATTTCCAAGGCAACCGCATGTTGGGTAAGAGTTTACAGCCGCACCAGTTGAATCGTAGGATGCCGAACCATAAGTACAGTTTGGGTATGTTCCGTTGTTTGTGCTAGAGGTTGCAGTCGCTTGACCTTGATATGTAGCACTAATTGCAGTAGTTCCGTAATTACA